TTGCCCTGGATTAAATAAATCTGGATTTTCAGAATCAATGAATGAAGCATCAAGAAATTCATTTTTTGCTTTAAAAAGACTTTTAGATACAATTCCAAATCTAGATAAATTCGAAGCTGGACAACAGGGTGTAGCTGAAGTAAATAAAACAGGAGCAACAACCTTTGTTGTTATAGATGGTAATGGAACTATAATGGTTTTACCTGATAGTGTATTTGGATATGATGAATTTGGAAATATAGTATTTTATGGTGATCTAACATCATTAGCTACAGGAGTTTCTTTTGAAGATACATTAGGACAAGATTTTAGAAGTCGTCTTAATTACTATACTTTTAATAAATTTGAAGCAGCTAAACATGGTCCCTTAATTGAAGCGGCTGAAAACATTTATTTAGATAGTCAAATTGTAGCAGATCCCGAAGATGCTTTTGGTAACTTTCAAGAAATATATTTAGGATATACTTTAAAAATACAAGAAGACAAACCAGTAGATAAAAACAAACAAAATCTACTTAGAAGAAGAGGAATAGCTTTAGATTCAGAAAATAACATAGTAGCTGCTACGGACTTAACTTTCTCAGATGACTTACCAGGTATAATTAATGAATTAAAATATAAGTTAAAAATTAGAATAAATGAAGGTATAATAGGAATTAATACTTCTGACAAACAACCTAATCAAATAAGTGATTCTGATGCTTTAGACTTAGCAGAAAATATAGGATCTAATCCATTAGCCCTTAGTAATATAAAAGCTCAATCAAATAATAGAGCAACTAGTAATATTTCTTCTGGTAACGCAGTTGATTCAATAGAAGGTAAACCAATAAATCCAAACGAACCTATAGAAACAAGAATTGGAGGAGGAGATTTTGTTAAAGATGAAACTATGGGAGAAGGAAATATAATGGGTGCTAGTAGTGTAGGAGATAAAGAATCACCAAGTAGAATTATTAATACAAGAGCATTAATAGATCCTATACTTGAAGAACAAAAAACAAATAATCCTGAGGTTAAAGCCATATCAGATATGCTTAATACCCTTAGTTCTGTAGATTCTACAACACTAAATAATCTTCTTAAATCCCCGGGTTCACAAAACTTGTCTGATACAGAATTATTTAATACATTAAAAGAACAAATATTAAGTACAGTTGATCCGAATCCAAATAAAGTTGAAGAGGTTAAAAGAAAAACGGCACAATGGTATGAAGGTTTAAGAAATTCAACTAGGTTAGAATGGGAACAACTAACATTAAATTATAGACCACCACAAAAACCTTCCCCACCAGAATATGAAACTTATTTTACACAAATAGAAGAACTAGCATTACCACAATGGATTAGAACTTTACAAAGAAAAAAATATACTGATACTGAAATTCAATATGGTATTAGTGATGTTAACATAAGAGACAAATACCAACTAAAAATAGGCCCAGAACCAAATAAAGTTGAGGTAACATTACGCCCAGCATTTAGAATAAAAAGATAATATATAAATATTTATAATCATGAAATTAGAAGCTTTTAGAAAAATAATTAGAGAGGAAGTAAGAGATGTAATTAAAGAAGAATTATCTTTAATTATGCAATCTCCTATTACTGAAACTAAAATAACTCAGAAGCCGGTTGTCGAACAAAAATTAAAGAACAATTCGTTATCTGAATTAATTAATGAAACACCCCAACCACCACAACCTACTAAACCTACTCAACCTTTATTTGAAGGAGCCGGTGCTTTAGCAGATGTTTTAAATCAAACACATATTGAAGGTGGGTGGAGAAATCTTAATGGTGGAATGTCATCACAAGATGCTGTAGGATTCCAAGGTGGTATGCCTGGAGCACCTACTAAAGTAGTAGATTCTGTTGATGAAATGATATCAAACCAAAAAACATCTGATATAAACCAAGTATCAATTGATGCTGTACCAGATTTTTCAGGTTTAATGGGTAAAATGAAAGACGCAGGTAAAATATAATGACATATATAGTTAGAAATGTAGATCTTTTAGATACCAAACCTAGTACAGGTATTGGTATAACTGTTCCCTTTGATGGACCAACTGGTATTAATACTACATATACTACTAGAGATACAATAAAATCTAATCTACTAAATTTTATCCTAACAGGTAAAAGAGAAAGGGTATTTAACCCAAGTTTTGGTTCAGGAGTAAAAGAATTATTGTTTCAACCAATAACAGAAGACATAATTGATCAAATAGATAATTTAATTAGAGGTGGAGTAGACGCTTATTTTCCCACAGTTGAAATAAAAGAATTAGAAGTAACACTTCAACCAGATAGTCATACTTTTATTATTTACTTAAATTATTCTATTATTAATACTAATATTGAAGATGAACTTCAAATAAACCTTAACAATGGCTGAGAGTAAACAAATACAATATTTAAATAAAGACTTTGATGGGTTCAAGCAAAAATTACTTGAATTTGCTCAAATATATTACCCTGAAACTTATAATGACTTCTCAGATACATCTGCTGGGTTGATGTTGATTGAAATGGCTGCTTACGTAGGTGATGTTTTATCATTTTATGGTGATAATCAAGTACAAGAAAATTTTTTAGAATTTGCTAAACAAAGAGATAATTTATTATCATTAGCTTATACACATGGATATTTTCCACAAATAACTACAGCAGCAACAACTGATGTAGATATATTCCAATTACTACCAGCTTCAACAGAAACTGGAAGGGTAAGACCAGACTATAATTACGCTATGATTTTAGCAAATGGTGCCCAAATTCAATCATCTAATGATAGTAATGTTTTCTTTTACATAGAAGATCAAGTTAATTTTACTACATCTGGAAGTTTTGACCCAACAACAGTATCTGTTTATTCTGTAGATAGTTCAAATAACCCTAATTTTTATTTACTTAAAAAAACAGCTAAAGCATCTGCGGGTACTTTAAAATCTTCAACTTTTACATTCACAACACCTGAAAAATTTTCAACAGTACAAATACAAGATACAAATATAATAGAAATAGTAAAAATTACAGATAGTGATGGTAATAGATGGTATGAAGTACCTTATTTAGCACAAGAAACAATTTTTGATCCTGTAACTAATATAGCTTCAAATGATCCTACATTAGAACAATATAACGATACTACACCTTATTTACTTAAAACTAAAAAAGTTCCTCGTAGATTTGTAAAAAGATTTAAAACAAATAATACTCTTGAAATACAATTTGGCCCAGGAGTATCATCAAATCCTGATGAGGTAATAACACCCAATTCAGACAATATTGGATTAGGATTACCATATGGGACAGATAAATTAACAACAGCTTGGGACCCTGCTAATTTTACTTATACTAAAACTTATGGTTTAGCACCTTCAAATACTACTCTAACAGTAGAATATTTAGTAGGTGGTGGGGCTGAATCAAACGTTTCAGTACAATCTTTAACAATACTATCGTCTGGTTCAGTTAGTTTTTTTGGATCAGGTTTAGATAATACTTTACAAACAACGGTTAGTGGTTCTTTAGCTTTTTCAAATCCAACAGCAGGTGTTGGAGGAGGGGATGGAGATACAAATGAAGATTTAAGAAGAAAATCTATAGCTCAATACCCAACTCAACTAAGAACTGTAACAAAAGATGACTATGCTATTAGATCTTTATCATTACCTTCAAAGTTTGGTAAAATTTCTAAAGTATATGTAACACAAGATAGTCTTATAAGTGATAATAGCCAAGAAGAAAGGTATGATACTAATGCTTTAGCTTTATATATTTTGTCTCAAAATAGTATTAATGATTTAACAAAAGCAGATCCTGCTTTGAAACAAAATCTTATAACCTTTTTAAGTGAATATAGAATGCTAACAGATGCTATTAGAATAAAAGATGCTTTCATTATTAATATAGGATTAAATTTTGACATAATATTACTCCCAGAATATAATACACAAACAGTATTAAATGCTTGTGTTAATGCTTTAATAGATTATTTTGATATAGATAAGTGGCAAATAAATCAACCTATTTTAATTAATAATGTTAGAAATATAATTGATAATATTGAAGGAGTACAAACAGTTAAAAGAGTAGAATTTATAAATAAAGTAGGAGAATCAGAAGGATACTCAAAATTAGCATATGACATTAAAGGTGCTACTATAAATGAAATATTATATCCATCTTTAGATCCATCAATTTTCGAAATAAAATACCCTAATAATGATATTCAGGGAAGAGTAGTAACAAACTAATAAAAAATGGCAGTATATAAAATATTTCCCGAAAAAGATACTTTTATTTTATCTCAATACCCTGCTCAAAATACAGGTAGAGATGAAATATTAGAGGTTTCAAATTATAATGGAATAAATGTATTATCATCAGCTCAAGGTGATTTACCTGCCGTTACACGTGCGTTAATTCAATTTAAAACAACGGATATAAACAATGTAATTAATAACACAATAAGTGGTAGTGCATTCCAAAGTAAATTGAATTTATATCTTGCTAATGCTGAAAATGCACCCTTAAACTATATGTTAGAGGCTTATGCTATTTCGGGATCATGGAATATGGGTACTGGAAAAGTAAGTGATGTACCAAAAACTGATAATGGATGTTCATGGGGGTGGAGAGAAGAATCGGGTTCAATGGCTTGGACAACAGCCGGAGGAGATTTTTACCCAGATAAATCTGGTTCTTCCCAAACTTTTTTATATACAAGTAATAAAGACATTTCAATGGATGTTACTAATATGGTTAAACTAT